AAGTGGTGCTAAAACATACGAAACAACAATTGAAAACTTATCTGCAACAGCAGTTGAGCTTTCAGAAGATGATGATATAGAATTAAGAGACAAGTTTACAGTATCACATTTTGATGATAAAGTTGGCAATGTGTTAGGACAACTAAAATCATTATCTCTTAAAAAGAATGCATTTGAAAGTTATATTACAAAAGCAGTTGCTAAAGAATCTTTTGCTAACTTAAAAAACTTACTACAAGAAGCCGATTTAGTAGACTTTGCTACAGCAGAAGCAAGACTAGGACACCAAGTTAATCAACTAAGTTATGCAGCCAATGATACTAAACTGTCTGAATACTTACAAGGCGTTAGTAGGAAGATTACATCAGGTGGTCAGTTGAACCAATTCGAGTACGGCACAATTAAGAGCTGTTTACTTGGAGCAACAAATAATACTACTACTGTTCCAACTCCAGCAGTTGATGCAGGTACAATGTACGAAAACTTCTTAGAACAATACGATATATTATAATAAGAAACGCTGTGAAGCGTCACTTAGTGTAGAGTAAGTCCATATCACTACTAGTGATAAACAAGCAATTGACTTGTTTCATAGAGTAGAATCCATTTTAAACCCGCCTAGTGCGGGTTTTTTCATAAATAAACATGTTAAAGAAAAATGTGTCAACATTTAATACAAAATAAACGGTTGACTTTCTTTATCTAGGCAAGTATAATAAACCCAGTTACGAGCACTTATGCAAGTAACACATATGGCAAACATGGCAATCATAGGAGAAACATCATGGCCTCATTAGCAGAAATCCGAGCAAAGCTCTCGGCAATGGAATCGAAAGGTTCAAACTCAAACAGCTCTCAACAGAGCGACAACGCAATTTATCCACATTGGAATATCGACGAAGGTACTTCAGCTACACTTAGGTTTTTACCTGATGCTGATACTACTAACGATTTCTTTTGGGTAGAGCGACAAATGATTCGTCTCACCTTCCCAGGTGTAGTAGGCGGAGAAAACAAACCAGTAACTGTACAAGTACCTTGTGGTGAAATGTATGGCGAAGTTTGTCCAGTACTAACTGAGGTTCGTCCTTGGTTTAAAGATCCGTCTTTAGAAGATATGGGTCGTAAGTATTGGAAAAAGCGTTCATATATCTTTAACGGATTCGTTACTGATAATCCATTGAACGAAACAGCACCAGAAAACCCAATTCGTAGATTTGTAATCTCACCTCAAATCTTTAACATTATCAAAGCGTCATTAATGGACCCAGATATGGAAAACATTCCAACTGATTACCTTAATGGTTCTGACTTTAGAGTTAGTAAAACTACTAAAGGACAGTATGCTGATTACAGTACTTCTAAATGGGCTCGTAAAGAGAGTTCACTAGATGAAACTCAACTAGCGGCTATTGATACTAATGGTTTACATAATCTTAAAGATTACTTACCAGCACAACCTACAGCAGACCACTACACAGCAATCAGCGAAATGTTTGCGGCATCAGTAGATGGCGAGTTATATGATCCTGCAAAATGGGGTAACTTCTACAAGCCATATGGCGTTGAAGTTCCTGCTAACGCACCAGCACCAGGATTACAAGCAACTACAGCACCTGCTCAAACTGCGGCTCCAGTAGCACCAGTAGCGGCTCCAGTAGCACCAGTTGCGGCTCCAGTAGCACCAGTAGCGGCTCCAGTAGCAGCTCCGGTAACACCTGCTCCAGTAGTAGAACAAGCACCTGTAGCAGAAGCGGCTCCGGCTAGTACTGCTAGTGCAGATGATATTTTAAACATGATTAGAAATCGTTCTTAAGGAGACTGTTATGCAAAGACCATTTGACTTAACAAAGTTCAGGACGTCTGTTACTAAATCCATTAGTGGAATTAGTGCAGGCTTCCATGACCCGCAGGATTGGATTAGTACAGGAAACCTCACGCTAAATTATCTTATCAGTGGAGACTTTAATAAAGGTATTCCATTAGGTAAAGTTAGTGTGTTTGCAGGTGAGTCTGGATCAGGTAAAAGTTTTATCTGTTCAGGCAACATTGCAAAGGCAGCACAAGATCATGGCTGTCAAGTAGTACTGTTTGATTCAGAAAACGCACTAGATGAAGATTGGCTACAAGCATTAGATGTAGATACCACTCCTGAGAAACTTCTCAAGATAGGTGTTAGCATGATTGATGATGTTGCTAAAACTTTAAGTGACTTTATGAAAGACTATAAAACGAACTACAGCGATCTTCCTTACGAAGAAATGCCTAAACTACTATTTGTTATAGATAGCTTAGGTATGTTGTTAACACCAACTGATGTGAATCAGTTTGAAAAAGGTGACATGAAAGGTGATATGGGTAGAAAGCCTAAAGCACTTACAGCACTTGTTCGTAATATGGTTAATCAGATTGCACCGTTCCCAGTAGGTATTGTTGCAACTAATCACACTTATGCATCACAAGATATGTTTGACCCAGATGATAAAATCTCAGGTGGTCAGGGCTTTATCTATGCATCAAGTATTGTAGTTGCAATGCGTAAACTTAAACTCAAGGAAGACTTAGATGGTAACAAAGTTTCAACTGTACAAGGCATCCGTGCCGCATGTAAAGTTGTGAAGTCACGTTACAGTAAGCCATTCGAGGGTGTACAGATTAAGATCCCTTATGAGAGTGGAATGGACCCGTATAGCGGTTTAGTAGATATGCTAGAAGCTAAAGGTCTACTTGCAAAAGTAGGTAACAAACTATCTTATGTATCACCGGTAACAGGCGAAGAGATCAAAGAGTTCAGGAAAGGTTGGACTAGTGAGAAACTTCAAGTTGTTATTGACGAATGGGATTCAAACCCAGACGCAGAAGCAATAGACGTCGGCGATGTCGATGAAAATGATATGCTAGATCAAATGGAGGATATGGCAGATGAATCATGATGTTAGTTTTTTACATGAGTTATGGGATAGTGCAAAACACTTTATTCCTAAGAAAGACAAGTTGCAAGCCGCTGAAGTACTAGTTAGAGTGTTCGACGATAACGCTGATATTGGCGAAATTGAAGAAAGCATTAATGAGTTTGATGGCTTAATGAAAGCCGCTATTGTATCTCATTTTGAAATTAGTTCACATGACGGCGAAGACGAAGACGACGACGGGGATTGGGATTAAATGAGTACTTGGTATAACAAAGTTACTTCCAACTTAGGTGATATAGTTGGCGCTATTGATCACTTTGAAAAGGAACTTGACGGTGCCAAGTACGAATGCCGAATCAAAGGAAGCCTAGAAAAAGCTAGTGCTTCCTTACCCGGTATCACTGAACACCGTTTTAATCAGCTTCAAGAGATTGAAGCAATTCTAGAACACTTGAACATTGCACTCCGAAAGGAACGTAGTAGTGTATTTAGAAAGTTCTTTGAGACGTATAACAGACAACTTACTAGTAGAGATGCTGAAAAGTATGTTGACGGTGAGCAATCTGTTATAGATCTCTCCCACCTTTGTAACCAATTCGCTTTATTGCGTAATAGATATCTAGGCATTATGAAAGGCTTGGATACTAAGCAATGGCAAATTGGGCATATTACTAAACTGCGAACAGCAGGCATGGAAGATATTGTAATAGACTAGACGTAAGTCATTGATTTATTTGTGATATTTTCGCTTGACTTCCCACACTTTTAACTGTATAATATACACATAAAGCAAAAACAAGGACAACAATATGCTAACATTTATCGCCGCACTCATACCAGTATATATACTGTGGAGGCTTATCACTATGCCATTTAGGGCAGAAGATGGCGACGAAGCGTTAGGTAATATTATTGGTCTTGTTTTAGTTTTTGGGTTCTTTAGCTGGTTAATCGGTTGACATGAGCTGGCTAGTACTGTATAATAACTGTATTGTTTAAATTAATGCCTGTGGGAGGGCTAGATATGAGTAACTTTGTAAAGATAGAAAACGGCGTATACCGTAACCAACCGATCGAAGGAGTATTTCCTTTGGTCAAA